TGTCTTTCAAATCAGGCGCTCAGGGTGTTAACACCAAAGGCAAAACTAAAGGTAAAAACCTCGGCGATAGCGGCCCAACCGTAGCTGCCCAAAAGGGTAAGAGCGGCAAAGGCGGTAAAGGCGGCAAAACCGACGCGGACATGATGAGCATGGGTCGCGGCATGGCTAAAGTTGCTAACCAGAAGCGAGGCTAATCATGGCTACCAAGAATAACAAACCAGCGTCTGCGTACGCTAAGCCACACGGCGTCAACGCCAAAGCGCGCAAGATGACCGACCCAAACACTTTGTCTGCCAAGCAGATCAGCCCACGCACCGTAGCAATGCGCGTGAGTGGTGGTGATCCTGATGCCGACGACGTCAAGACCACAGGCATTAAAATCCGTGGTACCGGTGCAGCAACCAAGGGCCTGATGGCTCGCGGACCAATGGCCTAACATGACCTACGACGAACTCTACGCAAACATTCAGGCGTACACGGAGAACACGTTCCCCGATACGTACCTTGCTGACGGAAGCTCTGTTGATACTGAGACCCAGATCAACACCTTCATCAAGCAGGCGGAGCAACGCATCTACAACACGGTGCAGTTTCCGTCTTTGCGTAAGAACGTCACAGGCATTACGACCACCGGCAACAAGTACTTGTCGCTCCCCGGCGACTTCTTGGCTACGTATTCTCTAGCTGTCATTGACGCTACTGGAAGCTACGAGTACTTGTTGAACAAGGATGTGAACTTCATCCGTCAGGCGTACCCCAAACCAACAGACACGGCCATCCCGAAGTACTACGCTTTGTTTGGCCCCACTACAACTTCAGACGCGACGCCTCTCATCACTGATGAGTTGTCCGCTATTCTTGGCCCAACGCCAGATGCTGCGTACAGCGTGGAGCTGCACTATTACTACTACCCCGAGTCAATCGTTGATGCGGCGGATGGTCGTACGTGGCTTGGTGACAACTTCGACAGCGTGCTGTTGTACGGAACTCTGGTTGAGGCCTACACCTTCATGAAGGGTGAGACCGACTTGATTACCTTGTACAACACTAAGTACAACGAAGCGTTGGCTATGGCTAAGCGTCTGGGCGATGGCATGGAACGTCAGGACGCGTACCGTTCTGGCCAATATAGACAGGCGGTAACCTGATGGCAATCGCTCAAGGCGCAACAAACACATTTAAGGTTGGACTGCTTGACGGCACGTTCGACTTAGCTGCTGGCTCTTTCAAGATCGCGCTGTACACCGGCGCGGCTTCTATTGGGCCGGACACAACTGCGTACACCACCGATGGCGAAGTCGTAGCTTCCGGCTACACAGCTGGCGGCAATGCACTGACAATCTCGCAAGTGCCGACAATCGGCAACCAAACAGGTAACGCTACGGCCTACCTATCATTCAGCAACGTCACTTGGACTTCGGCACTCACCGCGCGCGGCGCTCTGATTTATCAGGTGGGCAGTGGCAACCCGACAGTCTGCGTTCTGGACTTCGGTGCGGATAAAACTTCAACCACAACTTTCACGGTGCAGTTCCCCGCTGTTACCAACACAGCGGCGATCATCCGCATTTCTTAACAGGAGCATTGATATGCAAGAAAAAACTCACGGCGGCGGCGTTTTCACCGTTCAATGCCACGACAAAGAAGGTAACCTCAAGTGGGAAATCGCACAACCTAACTTGGTCGTGAATCAAGGTTTGGCTTTCATGAACGACACGGTCTTCCGTGGTTCTGGCTATACGCAGGCTTGGTACTTGGGTTTGATCTCAGGTACTGGCCCAACAATCGCTGCGGGGGACACTTTGGCCTCACACGCTGGCTGGACCGAAATTCCTGTGACTACGGGCTATAGCGGCAACCGCAAGGCTGTTACTTTCAGTGCAGCGACTTCGGCTGATCCTTCTGTGGCCGCTGGTGGCTCTGTGTCCTTCGCTATGTTGGACACCTACGTGGTATCCGGCGCATTTCTGTGTACCGTTGCTTCCGGCACTTCCGGCACTCTGTTCTCAGCTTCTGAGTTCGAGGCCCCCGGGGATCGCTCGGTTGTTAGCGGCGACACATTGAACGTGACCTACACATTCGAGCTGGCTGCAACCTAATAGGTTAGCCGGTGCTTGGAAACTCCGCCCTTGCTCAGACACCCTTCGCCGCGCTTGGCGGAGGGAATAGCTACGGGCGGGACATCGCTGAGTTTGCATTAGGTACAGAGGTGGAGGTAGCGGTTGCTGTTTTTGCACCTAGCATCCTTGAAGCACTTTTAGCGACGGAGACCGTTACGGTTAACCCAAGCACATTCAGCGCTCCTGTTACAGAACGAGCTACTGGTACCGCCCCTGTAACGGTAGACCCAAGCACATTCAGCGCCCCGATTAACGAGGGTGTTAGTGGCAACGAAGCTGTTTCCGCACTTGCCGACTTTCCCGTTGCGGTCAACGAGAACATCACTGGCACTGAGGCAGTGGTTGTGGGGCCGAGTACGTTCAACGCCCCGATTAACGAAAACGCTACAGGTACGGACACCATCATCGGGGGCTTGTTGTACTTCTGCGACGTGGTTGCTTCGGCTACTGGCACGGCGCTCCCTTCAGCTTTGCAGGGTTTTGTGGCGGCGGTGTCCGCTTCCGCTACAGGCTCAGACGCAGTGGCGGCTTTACAAGACCATGTGGCTCAGGTTATGGCTACGGCTACCGGCACTGACGCCTCTACGGCACTTGCTGATTTCAACGCCGACGTCGTCGCCTCCGCTGCCGGTGAGGCTCTTGTGTTGGCCAATGCTACGTATATCGCTGCTATCTCAGAAGGTGCTCTGGGTGTTGACGTCATAATGGCGCGCTTGTTATGGGAAGTAATTGATGACGCGCAGAGCGCGGGGTGGCAAAATATAGGCGATTCGCAGACGTCCGCATGGGGGGTCATAGACAATTCGGGAACTCCGGGTTGGGGCACAGTGCCGACGCAATCGTAAGGAACAAAAATGGCAATCGTACTCAAAGACCGAGTTAAAGAATCTACCGCTGTTACTGGCACGGGCACGGCCACATTGCTTGGCGCAGCCCCCGGGTACCAAGCATTTTCTGTAATCGGTAACGGTAACACCACCTACTATGCGATCGTCGATGCAGAGAACGGTACGTGGGAAGTCGGTACAGGAACCTATACATCTTCTGGTAACACGCTGTCTCGTACGACCGTGTTTGAGTCCAGCAACGCCGGTGCGTTAGTTGATTTTGCCGCCGGTGCCAAAGACGTATTCATCACATACCCTGCCGAACGTGCAATCTACGAAGAACCCACAGGTAATACGTTGATCGACGGTGGACCCATCACGGTTATTGGCTCTGGGGTTACTGGGTACACCAGCTTTTCCGCCGTGCTGGCGGAGATGTATGGCGACGTGAACTCTTTTGCCCAGAGTTACGCGCAAAACTTGAGCGACGGTGCCGAGGCGTCAGCCGACATGATTGTCTACCGCGACAACACGGTGACCGACAGCGCAAACTTCATGGACATGGGCATCAACAGCTCAAACTTCTCATCCGCGACTTGGCCAATCTTTACCCCCAGCTCAATGTACCTGTACGGTAACGGGGGAGAAATGTTCATTGGTAGCGAGACCGACGATGTCGTGTTTTTTGCCGGTGGCGTGGACACGACAGATGAGGTGGGTCGGTTCAGTGCAACTACCGGTGATCTGACTCTTGAGAACGGTTTGAACGTTGGCGGCGCTCTCGATGTGACTGGCGCGGCTACGTTTGGCTCGACTGTTACTCTCGATGCAGACCCAACACTGGCGCTTCAAGCCGCCACCAAGCAGTACGTTGACAACGCCGTGTCAAACGGGTTCCATGTCCACACCCCTGTACTTGTGGCCACAACAGGCAACCTGACCGCTACGTACAACAACGGCACTGCGGGTGTTGGCGCTACCCTGACAAACTCTGGCACGCAGGTGGCCCTTGAAATCGACGGCGTGTCGATGGCCACAAACGACCGAGTGTTGGTGTGGCAGCAGAGCACTCAAGCCCAGAACGGCGTATACGTCGTGACTACGGTTGGTAGCGGCGCAACAAACTGGGTGTTGACTCGCTCATCAGATGCCGACACCTATGTGCCGCAGTCTGACACCTACGGAAGGCTTTTCTTCCTACGTGTGTACGAACGACGGCACGATCACATTCGGCACCACGGCCATTACGTTTGCGCTGTTTAGCACAGTGCCCGAGTACAACTTCACGGCTCCTCTGAACTTGACGGGTAACACCGTAGCTTTGACTGGCACGGTTGCAGCTACAAATGGCGGCACGGGTACAGCCACAGTGGCCACAGGCGATCTGCTCTACGGCTCAGGCACGAACACATGGGGCAAGCTGGCCGCAGGTGCGGCGTACAAGTCTTTGGTAATGAACGGCGCGGGTACAAACGTTGAATGGAACGCTATTGCCTTGAACCAATCAGGCGCTGTGTCTGGCGCGTTGCCAGCTACTAACGGTGGTACAAGTTTCAGTACATACACCCTCGGTGACTTGATCTACTCGGATGCTTCCAACTCGTTGGCTAAGCTGGCAGGAAACAGCACGACAACCAAGAAGTTCCTAACTCAGACCGGTACAGGTTCTGGTTCTGCTGCTCCAGCATGGGGTACGATCTCTGGCTCAGACGTGAGCGGCGCAGTTTCTTCGTCTACCAACGTAGCAGGCGGCGCGACAAACAAAATTGTTTACCAGACAGGGGCCAGCACAACTAGTTTTGTTGACGCACCCGCAGCGTCTAGCACGTTCCTTAGCTGGAATGGCTCATCGTTTGCTTGGGCGGAAGTGGGTGGTGGTATCCCATCAGGCACGGTCATGCTGTTTAAGCAGACATCAGCCCCAACGGGTTGGACTAAAGACACAACCGCGTCGCTTAACGACTCGGCGCTTCGCGTAGTTACCGGTAGTGTTACAACCGGCGGTTCCGTTGCTTTTACTACCGCCTTTGCTTCGCAGGGAGTGTCTGGTACTGTTGCTAACACAACTGCCGGGGGTTCGGTAAGCGTGTCATTGTCTGTTGGCGGCTCAGTTAGCGCCACAACGCTGAGCACAGCTCAAATCCCTAGCCATACGCATACTGTAACCTTATACAACAACGATGGCGGGGACTATGCCCCGATTGGTGTTGCAAAAACTGGTTACGCGTCGTCGGCTGGCACACAAGCTACTGGCGCAGCGGGTAGCGGCGGGTCTCACACCCATAGCTTTACAAACCCGTCATACTCAGGGGGTTTTTCCGGAACCGCACACAACCACACGTTTACTGGTACAGCTATTAACTTAGCTGTTAAGTACGTAGACATCATCATCGCTACAAAGGCTTAAACATGAGTACCTACTCAACCAACCTTGGCATCGAACTCATCACCAACGGCACGCAAGCCGGTGTGTGGGGAACAACGACCAACACAAACTTAGGCACGCTCATTGAGCAGGCTATCTCCGGCTACCAAACCCAAGTGGTTACAGGTGGCACGGACACCATTACGATGCCTAACGGCGCGACTGGCGTTGCTCGCAACATGTTCTTGGAATTGACCGGCACAGGCGGTGGTACTCTCGTAGTCCCCGCTAAGAAGAAGCTGTACTTCATCTACAACAACACGTCGAGCGGCGGCGCGGTGACGGTAAAAGTCTCAGGCCAAACAGGTGTTGCGGTGCCGTTCGGCGCAAAGATAGTGTTGGTATGTAACGGTACGGACGTGGTGGTCGCAACGAACCACATGACTACGTTGACCCTCGCTTCTGCCCTGCCTGTTGCTTCTGGCGGCACGGGTACTACGACATCGACGGGTACAGGTAATGTGGTGCTTAGCAGCAGCCCAACTATTGCCGCTCCAACTTTGACAGGTACGCCGGTGACTCCCACCGCAACGTTAGGCACTAACACTACTCAAGTAGCTTCAACTGCTTTTGTGCAGGCGGCGGTGGGCACGTACTTTCCTTCTGGCACAGCCTTACTCTTCAACCAAACATCGGCCCCAACTGGTTGGACTAAATCCACAACGCACAACAACAAAGCGCTCCGTGTGGTGAGCGGTACGGTTAGTTCTGGTGGTACTGTAGCGTTTACCACTGCGTTTGCAAGCCAAACTCCTAGCGGTACAGTTTCTGTTAGCGGCACTGTTGGGAACACAACGCTTTCTACCGATCAAATCCCTAGCCATACGCACACGGTCACTATGTACAACAATGACGGCAGCGAATACGCCCCGATTGGTGTTGCAAAAACTAGTTACGAGACGTCGTACGGCACACAAACTACTAGTTCTATTGGGGGTGGTGGTTCACATACCCACAGCTTCACAGGTTCAAGCTCGTTTACAGGGTCGGCTATTGATTTAGCGGTACAGTATGTAGACGTTATTATTGCTACAAAGGATTAACATGAAACTAGAAACAAAGGCAAACTGCCCTTTAGACGGGTTCAAACCCTGCCGACAGCTTGAGTGCGCTTGGTTTTTGAAAATCCGAGGCACTGACCCTAATACTGGGGGTGATATTGACGACTGGGGCTGTTCTATGGCTTGGTTACCGGTGTTGATGATCGAAAACAGCCAACAACAACGCCAGACAGGAGCGGCGGTAGAGTCGTTCCGTAACGAGATGACAAAAGCTAATGAGGTTAGCCAACGTGTTTTACTCACCGCTGCGGGTGTTCCACCACAAGCTCAGCAAATGATTTTGGAGACTAAGCCATGAAAGTATCAATTATTGTCGCGGATAAAGCTGTCTACATAGACGGGCAATTTGTTTCAACCCCGGACCTTTCTGGCGCGCCGTCAGACGTCCATGCGTTGCAGTGGGACGGAACAAAAGGCTGGATTGAGTTTGTTACCGATGCGGACTTCAACAAACCCGCAAACGAAGTAATTGACGTTTTGCCCCAGTGGGCGGCGGATGCGAGCATTGCTCACTTAACCACTGAGCCTTTTGCGCCCGCCATGAGAAAAGCAAAAAACGAATTGCAGGGTTTGTTGTCCGCAGTTGAGCAAGGTGTACCTAATCAGATCATCGGTGAAAAATCTTATGCAACACAGTGGGTGGCTGATTGGCTAACTGCGTACCTATTTGTTTGTGAGAAGCACGCGCTTACCCCTCAAAATTTAGCCGCCGCTCTTTCTTCTGCCCACATAGGCTTCACACAAATTCATGCTTTGTTTAACCTCACCGAGCAGAAAGTGTGGGCGCGCGTGTTTGGGTACACCCATGAAGACAAACGATACATGGTAAAGGTGTTTCAAAACGAGATTACCGACTGGTACATGCCAAATATCAACGTGCATGGTGTTGAGTACCCGTGGGTTTGTTGCTCGCCTACAACTGGCGAAGCGCAGGAAGTTTATACATGGAAGGACTCTGGTAACACTATCTTAGAAAAACGCAGTTTGCTAGATAGCAACGCCAGTGCCGTGGTCACAACATTTATTCAGTCTAAAAACGATTTACCTGCTGAGTACAAAGCGCAGCTGCAAGCCGCTAGCGGTATCGAGAATATTTTTGGTTGGTCTAGCAGAAGCTACGGAAATATTATCGAGTTTAGAGAAGTGGCATAAAGCACCGTTTACGATGTGGACCCAATCAGTCTTCTCCTCATGGCGCAAAGCGCAGTCGGTGCTGCAATCTACGCCGAAGTCACGGGAATCTGGGAATGGCTTACTGGCCTTTTTCGAGGCCCAAGAC